AACTTTATGGTACCTCTTGATAAAAGAGGATTAGAAAGATGTCGTACTATAGCTGCACGTCAAGAAGAAAAAATGCGTCTTGATTATGAGTTAGTTAGGGTATTAAAATGTGGAGAGTTACAGCAAAAGGGATTCATGTTAAAACCTGGATCTCGTGTTTCAGATATGTGCTCTGATGTCATACCTATAGCTAAATGGGAAACAGATTTAGAAAAAGCTGTTAAAAAGAAATTAGAAGAAACTTGTACACCTATCAAAAAAGGATGGAAACAATGGCAGAAGCAGAAGTATCAGTGTCCTCCGACACAAAAAAAGAAGTAAAGAAAAAAGAACCTGAAATCAAGGTAAAGGTTCCTGGTAAACTATCAGAAAAAGCCACTCGTGGTACCCTTGACAAACGCTAATTTTACTAAACAAATGATTATCATCAAACCAGTCCTCATGGCTTTCCTAACTTCAAACGCAGTTAAGGAATTAGTTATCTCGCTGTTAGAAGCATATTCTAAATCTACGGATAATACCATTGATGATCAGGCTGTAGCACTCATTAAGAAAAACTTATTTCCTGGTCTTAAAGATTAATGACTATAAAAGCTAAAAGAGCTACTGAAGCTCAGTTTAATGAACTTCATGGCATCCTTACAAAGGAGTTTTTAGCTAGGATAAAATCAGGTGAAGCTACAACAGCTGACCTGAAAGCGGCTGCAGATTGGCTAGCAAAGAATGATATTACAGGTGTAGCCTTTGATAGTTCCCCGTTAGGGAAGCTAGCTGATCTTATGCCTCAAGTTGATTTTGATGCAGTACAAAACGCAGTTACACGCTAATGGCTCCTAAAAAACTTCCTTTATCAAAGATAAAAAAGAGTGCCAGAAATTACCGCAAGAATCCTAAGTCCCGTGCAAAGAAAAATGCAGCACAACGGGCTAGGAACAAGCTCAAGATCAACAAGAAGTATAGAGCCGAACTAAACCGTGCTAGACGTAGAGCTGGAGAATACGGTAAAGGCGGTAAAGACTTCTCTCACACTAAACGAGGTACTTTAGTTCGTGAGAACGCATCTAGAAACAGAGCACGTAATCGTGGTAAAAAATGACACCAGTACTTCCTAACGCAAACCATTACACTTACAATCTATTAGCTATGACTTCATCCGAGGCAAACCGACTCTGGAGAAAAGCTATTAAAGAGGCAAACAATTATGAATGTATTTATTGTGGAAAATCCCATAACGAAAATGATCTTACCATTGATCATGTACATCCCAGATGTATGGGAGGTTGTTCCCATACTAGGAACTGTGTTCCCGCTTGCGTATCGTGTAATCAAAGCAAAGGAAGTCAAAACTGGTTAAACTGGTTCAGGGATAATTTCCCACCAGACCCTTTTCGAGAACAACATATCCTTCAATGGATTCAATAGCACCTATGAAATTATTTTTAGATACTGCTGATACTCAAGCAATTTACGACAGATTAGATACAGGGTTGATAAGTGGTGTTACCACCAACCCTACTTTAATCTTTAAGAGTGGTAAACACCCACAACAAGTTTATAAAGAGCTAGTTGATAAGGGTGTAGGAGATGTCAGTATGGAAATCACTGCAGATAACCGTAAAGATTTCTTTTCAAGAGCTGCTGGACACGCTAAAACATACGGAGAAGCAGCTACTATTAAATTACCTTGCTCTGAGGATGGTCTATGGGCCTGTAAGGAGCTTAGTAGGATTAATGTACGCACTAATGTCACTTTAGTCTTTAGCGTCTCTCAAGCGATTCTAGCAGCATTAGCTGGAGCTACATACATCTCACCTTTTGTAGGTAGAATGGACGATAACTCTTTATCTGGTTTATCATTAATTAGTGATATATCTAAGGTATATAAAAAGCAGTTCATTAATACTATGATATTAGCTGCTTCTATTAGAGATGTACAGTCAGTTGGTAAAGCTTTTGAGCTTGGAGCTGATATATGTACCATACCACCTAAAGTTTTTGATAGTATGTACAAACATGTACTTACAGATAAAGGTTTAGCACAATTTAACGAAGATGCAAATTCAACAACAGCTTAAGGATGACTTTAGGTACTTCTTAACTGCCGTTTGGACACACTTAGCCTTACCAGCACCTACAAGAGCACAACTTTGTATAGCAGAATACTTACAGAATGGACCCAAGAGACTCCAAATTCAGGCTTTTCGAGGTGTTGGTAAATCTTGGATTACTGCAGCTTTTGTTCTTTGGACGTTATATAACGATTCAGATAAGAAGATCATGGTTGTATCGGCTTCTAAGGATAGAGCTGATTCATTTTCGATCTTCTGCCAAAGATTAATCCTTGAAGTACCTTGGATGTCCCATCTTAAACCTAAGAATGACGATCAAAGGTGGTCAAGAGTATCATTTGATGTAGGGCCAGCGGCTCCACACCAGGCACCCAGCGTTAAATCGGTTGGTATTACAGGTCAGTTAACTGGAAGTCGTGCAGACTTGATGGTTTTAGATGATGTGGAGGTACCAAACAACAGTATGACCGAATTACAACGTGAAAAATTACTGCAATTAGTGACTGAATGTGAGTCTATCCTTACTCCCAAGAAGGATTCTAGGATTATGTTCCTTGGAACCCCTCAAACTACCTTCACTGTTTACAATAAACTACGTGAAAGGGCTTATAAACCGTTCGTATGGCCAGCTAGGTACCCCCGAAAGGTGGCTATGTATGATGGCTTACTTGCTCCACAGCTAGAAAAAGACTTAAATAATGACTCAGAACTCACTTGGGCACCAACGGATACGAGATTCCGTGAGGAAGATTTGCTGGAACGTGAATCTGCTATGGGTCGTAGCAACTTTATGCTACAGTTTATGCTTGACACTTCTCTATCTGATGCGGAGAAGTTTCCTCTTAAATTTGCCGATCTCATCATTAATCCAGTTAACCCCGAAACAGCCCCAGAAAATATCATCTGGTGCTCAAGCAAAGACAACATCTTAAAAGATTTGCCATGTGTAGGGCTTCCTGGAGACTATTATTATAGTCCAATGCAAGTTCAAGGTGAATGGAAACCATATAGTGAGACTATCTGCAGTGTAGACCCCTCTGGAAGGGGCTCAGATGAGACTGTAGCCTGCTTCATTTCCCAGTTGAATGGGATAATGTATTTACATGAAGTCTACGCCTCTACAGACGGTTATTCAGACAAAACTTTATTATCTATACTAGCTAGATGTAAAAAATACAAAGTATCAACTTTACTTATTGAAAGTAACTTTGGTGACGGCATGGTATCTGAATTATTTAGAAAACATGCTATTAATAAAAGTGTACCAATTAACATAGAGGAGACTAGAGCTAATGTCAGGAAAGAAGATAGGATTATTGACAGTCTTGAGCCTGTGTTTAATCAGCACAGGTTGGTTGTTGACCCCAAAGTTATTAAATGGGATTTTGATTCGGGGTCTGAAAGGCCGTCTGAATCTAGATTCCAATATATGCTTGGATATCAAATCTCCAGAATGTGCAGGGAAAAAGGTGCCGTCAAACATGACGACAGAATTGATGCTCTCGCCCAAGGGGTCAAGTGGTTTACCGATGCCCTCGCCATCTCAGCTTCTGCCGCAATAAAAGACAGAAAAGACCAAGAATGGTTAGATCACCTAGAAGCTTGGATGGATGATCCTCAAGCTGAAGCTAACCATTTAGTCTTAGGTATGAACCACATGCAGCGTAAAGAAGCACGAGGTAAGACCAAAGGTAAGCCGCTTCCAACATGGGTTTAACAAAGTGTACCCTAACACACGGGGAAGTGGTGCTCCTCGTGTGTGGAAACAGCGGTCAAATTGAGAAGAGACAAACTCCAGTAATAGGGATCTCTTCTCTACCCAATCGAATATAGGCGAAGCTTCGATGCACTATGAAAAAATTATTATTAATTCTACTTCTATTAAGGATAATAGGACCAGTAGGATTTGCCACCTATATATACCTACAGCACGATGGAGAATCTACAGACGTATCTCTCACAAGAGATGCCGAAAATAGTACAACAAATAGATGAGAAAAATGCTTTACTAGCAAAGTTGAAAAGCCAAGGGTTAACTACCCAGAAAGCTATAGATAAATATGTTAGTAATAAAGCTTGGTTAAGAGAAATATTATATGCAGATACAGTTATCGCTTTCGGGGATACTGAGCTGGTATATGATGAATTTAAAAAGGTTTGGAATTTAGATGTAGGTACTACTAATGTTTTTAAAGGTAATCCCCATGCTATGGAGTGGTTCCTTAAAAACTACCCTGGAAGGGTTCTAGAAGAGATGGGTAAAGGAGAGCAAGCTAGAGCTTCTCTTAAATATGTCCCTGAACTACTTAAGCAATTCCCTGTTAGTGAAGATATTGTTTTAAAAGGATCTACTATCTCTACTGAAACTGCTGAGAATCTAGGTAAGAAAACTACAGGAGCTAAAAAGAAAGCATTATATCAAAAGCTATGGGGTGATATACCTGGGATGCAGACATTAGATGATGGGAGCTTAATGTATAGCCCTCGAACTATCAATGCTATCACTGAACCTAGTATAACTAAGAACCTTGGTAAGAATATTGGAGCTAAAGACTTGTATAGAGGAGCTACTCTCCTTGGTATCCCTCTAACTGGTGTCTTAGGTACAGGAGTTAAAGCTGCTACTAGATTAGCCTCTACTTTACCTGGAGAATATGCTACCTTTGGTTTATGGAAAGGTTTGGATGTCGCTGTAGCTAATTGGTCTAGACAAGACTATGAAGAAGCTAAACGGCAGTATGAACTAGATCCTAGCCCTGAAAAGAAAGAAAACTTAGATTTTGCTACAAGAAGCCTTGCGTTTGATACTGGTAGTGTTGTTGACCCTACTCCTACGTCTGATATCGCAGGTATAGGTAATTTATTAACACATCCTGGTATTAAAAGAGCTTTAGGCATAGATAAACAACCCGAAACTGAAAGCACCTACAAATCTGAATGGAGGTATGATTAACACCGAGTTATTGTTAAAGATTTACACAGCAGTAAGGCAGATAAAATATAAACCTCCCCGCAAACACCACAATTACCACACCTATGGATAAAAAACCTCGTCAAGTTAAACAACGCTACTACTACATATTCTGGACCTTTGCAACTATTGCAGTCGTCATTGGTCAGATTCATGTAGCATACAGCTATAACAACCTTGCAGATGCTTTAAGAGAGTCTTTATTATGAATAAACCTGAACTGCTCCATATGACCCCTCAAGGTGGTACAATCCACTCTTATGATATACAAGGTGGTTCCACTACTTTTCACCGCTTCCTGGCGTGTTCCGAGGGCGATTGTAAGTTCTTTAGCACTAAAAAGGAAGCCACAGATCATGTCTATCACATTTTAACATAATTTTCTAAAGGCATATCTCTACGCTGTCGTAAAAGCCTTCCCCCGTAGGGGTGGTCGAAATGTTACGAAATGCAAACCTGATGATAGCGGTAGTACACATGTACTATTAATTTCCCTACCTTTCGGGGTAGTACATTTGTACTCCCTCGCAAGGTGCTTCGTGGCATGGCGGGGTAGTACGGGCGTACTATTACAACAGAATGTTAAGCGATCC